TGCGTGCCGAGATCCGTCGTCACCGTGACGAGCTAGCCTATATCGCTAAGCATAACGGCCCGCGCTCGTCATTCCTGACAACGGCGAGATGTGAGCGACGAATCAAAGAGCTGCGAGCCGAACTGGCGAAACGCACTGACTTCTAGGCTTTCTTTCCATAATGGTGCTTATGCGAATGCGTGACATGTCAGTGATTCGCTTGCCTCGCGTACGCGCGAAGCGTATGTTTCATCCGTCAATTCAATTCGGGAGATCGGACCATGCAACAACGCCACATCACCATACGCATTCCGCGGCTGGACGGATACAAGACGATAGCATTCAACATTGGTGTTCAGCTCTTCGGCTGGACCAATATCGCCGTGCTCTATGCCATGGGCGAACCGTGGTTGCTGGACTGGTTCGGTGCATGGCTGCTCGTTGCGATCGGCACCGTCGGGCTCGGCTTGCGCCTCGTCACCGATCGGCCCGTCCTTAACCCCGCCCGCCAGCCCGACCCGGTAGGGGAAAACGTGCCTGATAGTTATTATGCTGGTAAGGGTAACACCCCCCACCCCTATAATTTTTCGGAAAATTTTTACAGGAACCAGCATCCTCCGTACGCAGAAAAAATCCGGGAAAATTTTTACGCAAATAACGGCGAAGGATTGCGCGATCAGCAGTACACGGAACGATTTCGCGGCGTGACGCAGATCCCGCGGTGCATCCCTCCGAGCGATGGTCTTACATCGTCCGTGCTCGAGCCCGATCCGTTCGAGGAAAGCGCGAAAGTGCTGGAAAAGCTGAATGCGGAAGCGGAGCGTGTCGCACTTGATATTCTGCCGGAAGCCGATTATCGTGAAGATCCACCGAGTTATGCTCTTGCATCATCCGTTACGATAACAGCGGACCGGCCGGAGCACTCGATGCGATCGGCTAGTCATGAAAATCCGAGCAGTAATGTTACCAAGATCAAGAGATAACTTTCTCTTCGCCTATATTCGCCGGGCAGAGCGTGCAGTCGTCGCCGGTTACACGACCGACGAGGAAATCGGGCTCTATGCTTGCGAAGGCGCCAGCGCCAATGCGGTGCGGGGCTGGCGCCGGAAATATCCTGCGTTCGATCTGGCCATTCGCCGGGCTTCGCTCGATATCAATGTCGAGATGGCGCACCGGATGATAGAGTTCTCGCGTCAGGGCTCCGAGAGCGCGACGAAATTCTGGCTGGAGCGCCGCAACACGGTCTTCATGCCGAAGCAGGAGGTACAGCACGGGCATACGGGCGCGCTCGCCGACATGCTGCGAAAGCGCATGAGCGACGATGAGGCGCGTGAAAAGGGGCTGATCATCGACGTGGAGGCCGAAGCCGTCGATAGCGAGTTGATCGGCAGCGGCTACCTGGAAGCGGAATTCGATGATCTCGGCGACGACTAGACCGGACTTTGCTCGCGTCGAAGGCGACATCCGGCCGGCGGGCGTGAGGCCGCAAAGGCGGTCTATGCTACCCCCGGCGCAACCCTTCGGTTGTCGCCCGCCGCAGCAGCCGGACGCGTCGATCTATCAGCGCCGGCTACCGCCGCCGCCACGGATCAACTATGCCAAAGTGTCGGAAGAGGACATTTTGCGGAGCCAGTATATCCGTCTAAACACCATATATAAAATTGTCAATAAGGACGGGATATTAGTAGATTTCCGCATGAACGCGGAACAGTATGATTTCTACAAGAGGATGCACAATAAGAATATAATTCTAAAGGCTAGGCAGCGGGGTTTTACTACACTAATTCAGTTGTTCATGCTCGATATAGCGCTGTTCACACCCAACACGTCATGCGGTGTGATAGCGCATACGCGTGAAGACGCTACGAAATTCTTCGATAAGAAGATAAAGCTGGCCTATGACAACATACCCGCCGATTTCCGGCGGATGCACTGCCCGACCGCGGACCAGGACAGCAAGAACCAGCTCAAATTCTCGAACGGCTCCTACATCACTGTCGGCACGTCGCTTCGCTCGGATACGATGCAGTATCTGCATGTGTCCGAGTTCGGCAAGCTCTGCGCCAAGTGGCCCGAGAAGGCGGATGAGGTCGTATCGGGCGCGCTCAACACGGTCTCGGTAGGCAATTGGGTGACGATCGAGAGCACGGGCGAAGGGGCGCACGGGCATTTCTACGACATGTGCCGGGTGGCCAAGCGGAACGCCGAGCTGGACGCCGAGCTATCGCCTATGGACTATCGATTTTTCTTCTACCCGTGGTGGGAGGCGCCCGAGTACGCGCTCGAGTTCGCGACCGAGCCGGAGCGTGACGACATCCGCTATTTCCGCGAGCTGGACAGCCAGTCCGGAATTCGCCTGACCCGCCGGCAGCGTAACTGGTACATCAAAAAGAGCCGCGAGCAGGGCGATAAGATGTGGCGGGAATATCCGTCCATCCCCGAGGAGGCGTTTCGGGGCATCCTCGCCGGGGCGCCGTTCTCCCGCTCGATGGCGAGGCTTCGCCGAGCCGGGCATATCTGCCGGGTGCCATGGGTGCGGGGCGTGCCCGTCAACACGTTCTGGGATCTCGGGCGCAATGACATGATGGCGATATGGTTCCATCAGCGTGTCGGGTTCGAGGACCGTTTTATTGACTACTACGAGGACAGCTTCAAGTCGCTGGACCATTATGCGGCGGTTTTGCATAAGAAACCGTACAATTACGGTGAACATTATTTGCCGCATGACGTTGAAGTCGTGGAATTGACGCAACGAGACGCCGAATCACGTCGGGAGATATTGGAAGGACTTGGAGTAAAGCCCGTGATAACGGTTCCCAGGATCTCGTCGGAAGAAGAAGCTGTTAATATGACTAGGATGGTCATGGACAATTGCTATTTCGACGAGGATAAGTGCGACATAGGCATTACCTGCATTGAGAACGTCAAATACCGCTGGGATGTGAACTTGCAATCGTTCCAACCGAACCTAATGCGCACGAAGCACAAGCATGGCGCCGATGCTTTCATGCAATTTGGCCACGGCTATAGACACCGCCGCGTTTCGTCAGTACAACGGGATAGCGGAAATGCGCTGGCGCGAAGCAACCGGATGGAGCATTCGCGGGCAGGACGCAAACGCCGCCGCAGCGGCGACAGGAGCCAGACGGACTGGCGGACGTAGCAACAGAAGGACGAACGAGCATGGCCAAAATGGGCAAGGGCAGCACGTCGAAGCGTGTCGGCACGAGCAGCACCCGCAAGCCGCTGGCTGCGGCATCGGGTTTCAAGCAGACCAAAGGCGACGGCAAGAGCGGTAAGAAAAGCTCGGGCCGCTACTGAAGAATTCGCTGAGAGGTGATCGTCCGGAGCACACCGTCCGAGCCCGTGCTCGTGACGTTGATGCCACGGACGACGCAAAGGCGTCGCTCGGGAGTAGCAGGAGCGTTCGAGCATGGCCCAAAAAGAACGAGATGAACGGTGGTTGGTGAACCGTATCGCTAGCTATGTCGAGAAGGGCATAAACAGCGAAGACGGGGATGTGACAGTCGTTCGTCAGGACATGTTCGAACGCTACTATGGCGAGCTGTACGGCAACGAGCGCGAAGGCTATTCGAAATACGTCTCGCGTGAGGTGTTCAAGGCGATCGAGTGGGGTTTGCCGGCATTGATGCGCGTGTTCATGGGCGGCGTGAAGGCCGTCCAGTTCAAAGCGACCGGGCCGCAAGACGTGGCGCAAGCCAAGCTCGAAACGGACGTTGTAAACGCGCAATTCTACGACGGCAACGAAGGCGAAAGCGGTTTCCTGACGCTCTACACATGGCTGAAGGATATCCTCACCTACCCGAACGGCTATGTACGGGTGAAGGTGGAGGAAAAGACCGAGATCGAGAGCGACGAATTCAGGGGGCTGCGACGCGCCGAGCTGGATGCGCTCACCGCGTCTGGCGGCGAGTATGAGATCGTCAAGCGCTATGGCGCTGGGCGTGGAAAGCGGGTGGATGTGACCGTGAGCCGGGAGATCACGCGCCGGGTGATCAAGGTCGAGCCGGTCGCGCCGGATATGGTGATCATCGATCACAAGCACGCGAAATTGAACGTCGATACTGCCCGTTTTGTATGCGTGCGTGAGCAGGTCACGCGTTCGGATCTTCTGGCCATGGGCTACGATGCGGACGATATCGACGACGCTCGCCACGATGCCGATACGGATTTCAACAGCGAGCGGATCGTCCGGCTGTTCTATACGGACGAAGATCCGCAGACGGATCAAACGGATCTGGAGGAGGACGACAGCGAAGAGACGTTTTGGATGCATGAATGTTTTATGCGTGTCGATTGGGATGACGACGGCATATCGGAGCTTCGCCGCATCGTCATGGTGGGAAGCAAGATCTTCGAAAACGAGCCGACTGATTACATTGAGATCGTGGCGGCATCGGCAATCCACATCACGCATAAGCATATCGGCATGAGCTACGCCGAGACGGTGGTTGACCTTCAAGAGCTGACTTCGACGCTGATCCGGCAGTTGCTCGATAATATCTACAAGCAGAACGTCCGGCGCACCTACGTCAACGAGAACGCGCTTCTCAGCGACAACAGCACCATGGACCAGATGCTCGACGGGACCAGCGAATTCGTCATGGTCCGTGGCAACCCGGCCGAGAGCATCATGCCGGAAGTCATCCAGCCGATCGTCGGCGACATTGCCGCGGCGCTGGAATTCTTCAAGGAAGAACCGCAATTGCGGACGGGTGTTGCGCCGCAGATCTCGCTCGATCCGTCGGTGCTCGAAAAGTCTACCATGGGGGCATTCATCGGCGCGCTGGAGCAGGCCAGCCAGCGGCTCGAGCTGCTCGCCCGGCTGTTCGCCGAGACAGGGCTCACACAAGTCTTCCAGAAGATCCACCATTGCTTGCGTACCCGGTTCAAGGAAGGGCAGGACGTAGAGATCAACGGGCAGTGGGTTCGCGTCGATCCGTCGGTGTGGCGCAAGCGCTCGAACATGGCCGTGAATGTCGGCATCGGCTTCAACAACAAGCAAGCCATGGTGACGCTGCTCACCACCATCTTGCAAATCCAGAAAGAGGCGCTGCCGGAAGGCCTGGCGGACGCGAAGACAGTGTTCAACACGCTCGAACAGCTCATAGAGCAGGTCAATTTGGGCAATGCCCGGACGTTCTTCCTCGATCCGGGAGCGAAGGGCTGGAAGCCGCCGCCACCCAAGCCAGATCCAGCGTTGATCCAAGCGCAAGCGCA